AAAGATATTTCTGCAATTGTAGCTATACTTCTCCCCACAAATATACTCGAAATCCAACTATCAATTAATGTATATCTTTCAACGTCTGCTTTAGGAAATAAACAACGTGTAAAACACCCGAATACATATAAGGCACATAAGCCAATCATACCATCGTCGTCAAACTTTTGATATTTGCGGTATAACTTCCTCCATACTTTTATATTATAAATACCAATAAAACATTGATATAACCACCATACAAATACTATAATCATCTTGAATTTATACTTATACATAAGTATAAATTCTTTTAAGCCTTTTTATATCCCCCCACCCCTTTGGGGTTCCAATTTTCCTTTGGAAAATCAATCAAAGACTGTTTGTTCCCAATCCGAATATGGAGAATACTGTGGATCAAATATAATTGAAACTAATCTATCAATATGTGGTGGTAAATATGAAAAGTGAGCTATTTTAATACATAATTCTCTATTATCCAATGAAGGCAATTTCATTACTAATGTCTTCCCGACAATCTTATAAATACTTTTATCAGTTGCATCAAACTCTTTCATATGTAATTCTTTTGCACGGCTCAAAAATACCTCTTTCCCCTCTGTGTTTGAAATCAATTCAACGTGTGGTTCCAATCTACTCTCAAAACGAATACCTGCGTGCTTTATTCTCTGCTGACAGTCATATATATGAAAATATAAGTCACTATCCGGGTCTAAGAATTTAGACTTTGTTTCTCCCTGTAATTTCTTCTTTGGCTCTATAAGAACAACTTTAAGCTTGGTAAAATCAGGAGGTGCTCTCTTACTCATCTTTTCTATTACACTCTCTTATCCTTTAATATATATTAAAAAAATTATGATTAATATTACTATCAATGTAGTATTAGACAACCTTTGTTTTATAGTTGACTGATAATCTTTAACAGAAGGTCTACCGTACAAATAACTTTCAAGCTCTCCGTACGTTGCTAAATCTATAAATGCTGTTGATACTTGTGGCGCACTCATTTTTTATTATAAGCTATTTATAATAATTTAAAATCTCTCCCGTATCCACTCCATACACTTGACTAACTCATTGTCTTTTTCTGTCCCTTCTTTAAGCTCAAACGTATCATCAAAACACACAATAAAAGGTTTTATCTTATAACAAAGGTCTCCATTGTCTCTCTTAACACTACTTGAATCATCCACAATTATCCATTCTATGTCTAACGGAGTGAGAGGGTAATTATCATATACATATTTTATAGACTTTGTCCTTTTATATTTATCAAGACACCTATTATAGTCACTCTCTGAAAAAACAAACTTCAAGTCTCTCCCAGCAAATAACCCTTCAACTATCTGTTCAGCATACTCTTCTGTTCCGGCTGTAAATATTCCAACCTCGTATCCCTCTGTAAATAATGTATCAATAAACTCCCTTACTTTAGGTCGTAAAAATGTAATATGAGTGTCAATATCAAACCAATCAAACATACTTTTCCATTCCTCTTCTCGTCCTGGTTTCATTCTCAAAATATAATTTTCAACAGAATGGACGAGAGTTCTGTCTATATCTAAAATGACCCCAGGTCTTTTTAAAATTACCCCTTTCATTTTTTCTTAGTTAAAGGATTTTAAAGATTTAACTTGTTTATATTAAAGATGAAAGTTATTGTTACTGGAGGTGCTGGGTTTATTGGAAGCCATATCGTTGATAGACTTATCGAAGACGGACATACTGTAATTGTCATCGATAATGAAAGTGCAGAATGTCACGAACATTTTTACTATAACGACAAAGCCCATAATTATAAGTTTGATATTTGCGACTATGAGAATATAAGACCCCTATTTGAAGGCGTTGATTACGTTTTCCATTTAGCGGCAGAAGCAAGGATCCAACCGTCTTTAACAAATCCTCTGTTGACAGTAAGAACAAATTCTGTAGGTACAACAACTGTTTTACAGTGTGCAAGGGAAACCCGAGTTAAAAGGGTAATTTATTCATCCACAAGTAGTGCATATGGGAGAAAACATTACCAGCCCCAAGGACTGGACTACCTTAATAATTTTTGGTGGAAAGGATTAACTGAAGATATGGAAGACGATTGTTTGACCCCATATAGTGTAAGTAAGGTTTCAGGGGAAAAGATGTGTAAGATGTATAGTGAGTTATTTGGGTTAGATACAGCTATATTAAGATACTTTAACGTTTATGGTGAAAGAGAACCAACTAAAGGACAATATGCGCCTGTTATTGGTAAATTTTTAAGACAAGTCGCTTCAGAGGAACCGATGACAATAGTAGGTGATGGAGAACAAAGAAGAGATTTTACATATATAAAGGATGTAGTAGATGCAAATATATTGTGTATGAAATGTGAGGGGGAGTTAGGTGGAGAAATGTTTAATATAGGAACAGGTAAAAATTATAGCATAAATGAGATTGCAAATCTTATTTCATCGAAGCCAGAAGATAAAGTATATATCCCTGAAAGAAAGGGTGAAAGTATGGTTACATTAGCTAATAGAAGTAAAGCAGAGAATATTTTAGGGTGGTTTCCAAAAAGAAATTTAGAAGAGTATATTAAGGGTAAAATTTAATTGATTTTTAAAAAATAATTTAAAAAAAATAAAATATATATAGTAACAATGAATACAGAAGAGTTCAACAATATTAGAGATAAATGGATGGTGGTTTGTGCTGTTATGATGTCTAAAGGTTATATAGCACCTGTAGCAAGGTCTTTATATTTTAGTTTAAAAGCAATAAAGGAACAGGGTTATTCTGAGGAATTATATGCAGAATTTGATAGACATTTTAAAGCTATTAAATATGGGATGTCAAAGGAATATAAAAGTATAATCAAAAAAGATGACCTATCTCAGGCTTTTGTTAAAGCGTTTTTATTATTAACTAATAAAACAACTTTATTACTTGAAGAAAGGCAAGAAATTCCAGATGACTTTATTAATAGAGTAGAAAATAAAATGTCTGATAAAGCAATGTCAATTTATATTGATAATTTTGCTTAATAAGTTTAAGGGTAGTATAATAATTAATTTATGACTAATAATTAGTCTTAAATTAAACTGGGTCCTTTTAAACTTGTTTTTCTCCATCTTTATAAAAGCATTTTTCTTTTAAGGTTCCGTGTTCACTCCAGTGTTCCCATTCCCCGTCCAACTTATCATTTTTATAGGTTGTTTTAGTGCATTTATTTCCATTATGCCACCAGCTATTATATTCACCATTCCATTTATCATCTACCATAATTACTTTGTCGTGTATCTTTCCATCACACTCATAATATCTAGTTAATTCATATGTATCATTTTCAATCAATGTTTTTTCAAGGTCTAAAAGACCAGAACCATGATATCGTTTTAATTTAACAATTTTACCTTCATTGCCATATATAATATGTTCTAATAATTGTCCATTCTGATACCACCCTTTACTTTCACCTTCTAAAATACCACCTTTAAATTTTTTTTGAACCATCAATTGTCCATTTTCATACCACCTTTTATATTCACCTTCTAAATTACCACCTTTATAATAACCCTGAGAAGCTATTTGTCCATTCGTATACAACTCCTTACTTTCACCTTCTAAAATACCTTCTTTATAATTTTTTTGATCCATCAATTGTCCGTTATGATACCACTTTTTATATTCACCTTCTTCTTTCCCTTCTTTATAATATCCTTGAAAAGCTAATTGTCCATCTTCATACCAGGATTTAGTTTCACCTTCTTCTTTCCCTTCTTTATAAAATTTTTGAACCATTAATTTTCCATCTTCATACCACCGTTTATGTTCTCCTTCTCTTTTATCTCCTTTAGAATACATATGCATCCATAGTTGTTCATTCTCATACCACATTTTATATTCATCTGTTACATCTTTATTATATATCATATGTTCTAACAGTTGTCCAGTTGGATACCAACTTTTGTATTCATTCACTCTTTCATCATCTTTATAATAGCCTTGAAATCTTATTTGACCGTTTTCATACCACTTTTTATATTCACCGTTTAAATGACCTCCAGTCATATGATATTGACATTTAATACCTCCACCTTCTTCTTCAGGGTAATATTCTTCATAATCACCGTCTTTCTTCAAGAACTTTTTAACAAGGTAGATATTATCACGACTTGCGTTGTGTTGTTTCATAAGTTCTAAATCGTCTTCATTGAACTGGAAGATCTGAGGATATTTTTCCATCTCAAGAAGCAACCATCGGATGTCGCGAACCTTTAAAATAGCTTCTTTAAACATTCTTCTATTAAAAAAGAGATGGTCGAACTCACCCTTAAATTGTAAGCCTTCATTAAATAATTTTAAAAATATTTCTTTAAATGTTGTGCTTATTTTAGCGTCTTTATATAAAGATAAGCATTTTTCTATTTTAACAAGAATAAGAGTTCTTAAATAACCAGATAATTCTCTGTCTTTATATTCATCTCTTACTTTTTTGAGTTCTTCAAGAGGGTCTTTTACTTTTACAACTTCAACCTTAGTTTCAGTCTTAATTTGTTGAAGTTTTTCTAAATATTTATTAACGAAGATATTGTGGTCTTCAAAAGCTTTTAAAACATTTTGTTGAGAAGCTTTAATTTGTTCTATAATAGAGGTTATATTATCGTTTTCGGTTGTCATTTGCAATCCGGACATCGGTTTATATAAGTATCCCGTAATCTTTAAACTATAATTATCCGGGTTGTATTTTAAAATACAACTACGGTAGTTGAAAGATTGTTTTAATTACCGTGGTTGCCATAACAAAACCTACCAACTTTTAAACAATTACAGGCTCAAAGAGCCTGTAATTATATGAAAACAGGTGGTTTTGAAATGCAACTCAGGATAGAACTTAAAAATCAGTTTAAACTTTAATTCTTTTCTTTGTTTGTGATTTTTCAATATCTTTTTCATTAGCAAATTCCCAAAAGAACTTATTCGGTTTACTTTTACCTTGACAAACTTTCTTTATAAAAATAGAAGATTGTCTGGTTTCATTTACAGCGTATTTTACACAAGCAAATTTCTTGATAAACTTACCCTTAGTTCCATCTTCTTTAAGCTCATATTGATTAACCGGGTAAGTATATCCTGTAAATTCATTTTCTATTGCGTGTCTTTGATTTTCACTCTTTGTAACCCATTCAAGGTTCTCTGCATTATTACAAAACTTAATTCCATTTTTATGATTAACATCAAGGCCTTTATAGTCCTCAAATTTCGTTTTTCCTTCAATAGGGTTAAATAAGAAACAAACAATTCTATGAACACGATATTTTTTAATACCAATATTAAAATCACAATACATATCATCTCTAATTCTACCTATGGTATATTTATTTTCAGATAATTTAATAATCCCACACTTATAAACCATTATACCTGGAAATTCAGGGCTCATTTTATATTCAAACTCAGGGTCTTCGGATAAAACAAAATAAGAGGTTGAACTAAAGTTATTATCCATTAGTTTAACTTCGTCGTTAAAAGGTTTAGACAAAGGTAAATTTATAGATAAGTTTTCATTAGCCCAAACATAAAGATTATCAGGTCTTATATCTTTTGAATTATCTTTTGTCTTTACGAAATAACCTTCTTGTCCTATATATTCATAATGAGGTATTTTATATACTTTTGCAATAACGTGTTTAGCATTTTCATTTTTACCTGCTAATTTTATAATACCGTCTCTCTTTATGGTTATAAGTTCTTTATTGTTATTTAAAAAATCTCCCTTTTCAGAAACCCATCCGTGTTCAAATGACTTATAAAGGATATTATTAACCTCTAATATTTCATTTGATGAATTTTCACCTTTTATTATATTAGAACGACAAGTAGAGCACTGTTCGCTTTTTTCGTTGTCTTTTATGTGCTTAATTGACCTTTTAAAAACAGTATTACATTTACAGGTATATTCAAACTCAACATATATACTTGTAATATCGTTTATATCTGCATTAAGTTTACCAGAAACTTTTAATAAAAATGAATTGAGGTATTCATGAAGCTCTTTAATTCTTATTTCTTCTCTTAATTTTCTTTGTTTTTCCTTAGATATATCTTTATACTTAATTTTAAGGTTAGATATAGAGCAGTTTGAATAATCATCATCTTTGTGTATAATGTCAAAGTCATTTAAATAAGTTTTATAATCTTTTGCTTCTTCAAAGAAAGGGTTAAATGCCATATACACAAGGATGTCGACAAAGTATTTATTTCCATCTTTTAATTTTACATAGAGGCGATTATTAAGCTTCTCGTGAGTTGGAATTTTTTCATTTTTTACTTTACCAGAAGGAATTCTCACTAATACTCCATTTTCATATATTTTATAATCTGAGAATTCTTCAAGAATTTTATAAGTTTTACCTTCCAAGTCATCAGGCGATATTGTGTTTATATAAGAACTAAGATAATTATCCTTGAACTTTATGTTAGAAACATCTACGATGTTACCTTCAAAATAAGGTATTTTGTTTTCTGCAATTTCTTCAGGCTTAAATACAATTGACATAAGTTCTAATAAAGAGTAAGTTTTTCTGCTTGTTTTAATCTTGCCATTTTCAATAAGATTAATACCCTTTTTACCAATAACTTTACCTTTACTTGAAACCCAATATTGTTGAAACTTTTTCCAGGTTTCATCTCCTTGTGAATATTCTTCTAATTTATCATCTAAATACCACTTATAATTAGGGGTTGCTATTGTCATTTCTTTAACACAACATTTAGGGATATAATCTGGTTGGTTTATTTCATTTCCATTTTTTAAAATATCATTCAAAGACCTTTTTTTGATGGTTCCGCAAGAGCATATATATTCAAAGTCATCTGTTGTAAGTTTCACATTATCTAAGTTTGAGGTAAGAGTGTAGTCTCTTTCTTGTAAGAACGCTAATATAGTAGATTGAGTTTTATTCATTTTAATTGTTTAAGTAATAAAAATTATTTCTTTAAATCAGTTTAAAATTCATTTAGATTTAGAACCATAATTTATTTATAACAGTATAAAACAACTGTGATAAATACCTATAAAAAATAAAATATAAAAAGATATTGTGATTGAAACCCATTACAAGATAGGAAATCCCAATGCCAATACGGTTTATACCCGTAATACATTGTAGTTTATTCCCGATATTTTCATACCAGGTCGGAGCACATCTTATGCCTCTTTCGAGACCGACTACCATCTGCTCTCTGAACTGCATCCGTAACTTTTACACTTGTAAAAGTCCTTAGGACTTGGCTGCTGATTATCCATTTAGAAGTCGTAGTGACCTTCTAATCTTCTTGAATTTTTACTATACCCACGCCATTACGCTTGGTTCTACATCGTGTTTTTCAACCGATGAGTAGTATCAAGAAGCTTTAGGAACTTCCAGCAATTTGACAGTCTTGCCATCTTTAAAGATGACTAGCAGGTTATATACTCGTTTAATAAACGAGACAGAAATTTACACTGTTTTCCTCTACAAGTATTTTCTGTAACTTGTAAAGCAGCCCACTGTTGGTGGCACATTGAGATTATTTATTCAATACCACCAGAAATTCTAACGATGTTATGGTTAAGACCCATAATAATAGCTTCGTAGGTTTGAGCGACAGCTGCACCCTGGTTTGCAGAAGCACCAGCAGCAGCAGTAACAGCATCAGCAGAAGCTTGGAATTGAAGGGAAACGTTGGTCAATTTACCGTAGTTGGTAGAACCCATTGGGTTGGTGTTAACCAAATCCAAGGTGTAGGAGAGGACGTGATAACCAGTTTCCTTAGGAATAGAAACAGCTGCATAGTATGGAACAATGAGAGAGAAGTAGTCAGAACCCATATTGACGAGACGTGCAGTGTTTTCATAGAACAAAGTAGTTTGAGAAATTGGATCAGATGCCAAACCTGGTGCAAAGTTAACACCGTTGACAGTTGCAACTGGAGATGCTGCAGTGTAGTTAGACCATTCAGCAGCAACAGTCTTGTTTCTGATACCAAAGAACAAAGCCTTGATAGAATGTGCAAAACGAATATCAAAGTTTTGCAATTGAGAAGATGGAGTGAAGTTTCCTCTTGGAGCAATTTGAACTTGCTCAATCAACATATCACGTGGTGCTTTACCCATTTGTGCTCTTTCAACGTTAGAGACAATAGCATATTCAGCCCACATATCACAACCCAAAGTTGGGTTTTGGTTAGTCAACATAGAACGTTGGCAAACATCAGATTGACCAAGAACAAAGTTATCAACAATCAAAAGCTCGTTAATATCTCTGAATTGGACATTGTGAATCATATCATTGTATGGCAAAGCTGCAGTTGGGAGAGCAATACCAGTATCACGTGCATAGAAGAATGGAAGTGGAATGTTCAAGATTGCTGCTGGGAGAGTTTGAGATGCAGATGGACCAACAACAGAGATAGGATCAGTCAATTCAGCAATGTTACCAATCATATTGTTATAACCGTTTTGCTTACCTGCTGGGATGGTGAAAGCAGACCAGAAGTCAAGATAGTAGTTATCCATACGTTCAGCAACCAAATCGTTAAATGCCAAGTTAATTTCTTTAATCAAAGCATGACCCAAGTTACGAGTCCAACGAAGGGTACATTGTGCAAAAGACCAACCTTGTGGCATAGCTGCAGTAGAAGACAAAGTAACAGATGGAATAGAAACTCTCAACCAAGATCTCAAAAGATAATCACCTGCACGGGAAATCTTGTGACCCCAAGATTGACCAAATCCTGGTTGACCACCAGAAATAGACAAGACGGTTGGGATAACAGAGAACCAAGTTGCCTTTCTAACTTTCTTAACAAAGTAAGTGATTGCAGAATCACCACCATACATGTATTTTTCGGGTTCATCGTAGGTAGCTAGATCCACAAATGCTGCCGTGATGTTTGAGCTTGTTGCATTACTCGACATTGTATTAGTTTAATATATACCCGAGATAATATTTTGAAAAAAAAATTTTTTCTTTTGTTATTTAATTGCCTTTCTAAAATTTAATTGATTTAAAGATTTATTTTCTCTAAATTAATTATATAACTAAAACCGAGAATGAAAAAGTGCAACGGCTGTAAAAGACAATTAGAAGACATTCAATTCACTCGTAAAAATAAAATTCACGCAAGATGTAATGATTGTAGTTCTAAATCATCTTGTAAAAAGAATTTTTGTGAAACTTGTGGTATAAGAGCAAATTTTAATACACAAGGATTAACTTGGGGTAGATTTTGTTCTTCTCACAAGGAAGTTGGGATGGTTAATATAAAGGATCCAACTTGTAAAAAAGATGGTTGTAATTCACGTCCATCTTTTAATTTTAAAGGTGAAACTAAAGGGATATATTGTAAAAATCATAAAGAATTAGGAATGGTTAATGTAAAGGATAAAAATTGTGAAGAAGATGGGTGTGAAACAAGACCTAATTTTAATTATAAAGGAGAAACTAAAGGTAAATTTTGTGGTATTCATAAAAAAGATGGTATGGTAGATGTTAAGAACAAAACTTGTTTGGAAGAAAATTGTGATAAACAACCTACTTTTAACTATGAAGGAGAAACTAAAGGTTTATATTGTAGAGTTCATAAAAAATATAATATGGTTAATGTTAAGGATAAAACTTGTGAAAAAGAAGGTTGTAAAAAACAACCTGTTTATAACTATGAAGGTAAAAATAAAGGAAGATTTTGTAAAATACATAAAGAGGATAATATGATTAATATAAGAGATAAAAAATGTGAGGTAGAATGTTGTGGTAAAATTCCTAATTTTAATTATGAAGGTGAAACCAAAGGTAAGTTTTGTATTAGTCATAAAGAAAATGGGATGGTTGATGTTAGAACAAGAAAATGTGAAAAAGAGGGTTGTAAAACGCAACCAACATTTAATTATGAAGGGGAAGTTTGTGGTAAATTTTGCGAAAAACATAAAGAGGCTAATATGATTAATGTTAAGGATAAAATATGTGAAAAAGAAGGTTGTAAAACAAGAGCTCATTTTGGATACTGTGGATTATCTCCTTCTCATTGTACCCAACACAGGCTTGACTATATGATTAGAAACCCAAAGAGAACTTGTGCGGGTAATGATGAGGAAGAATGTAAAGATGCAGCTATTTATGGAAATGATAAACCTTTACATTGCGAAGACCATAAATTACCTGATGAAATATGCTGGTTAGTTAAAAAGTGTAATAATTGCGGTAGAGATAAGGAACTTTTAAACAAAGATAATTTATGCGGTATTTGTTGTGATAAACCATTCTATGAGGAGAGTAAGAGGTTAAGTAAGATAAAAGAAACTATAATGGTAAAATACCTCAGAAATAACATAAAAGAAGGTGAGGAGATATTAGCCGATAGAATTATTGACAGTACTTGCAATCTATACAGACCTGATATTTTATATGATTGCGGAACACATATAGTTGTGATAGAATGCGACGAAAACCAGCATAAGAATTATCCTTGGGAGAGTTGTAGTTTAAACAGAAGCTTAGAGCATATGGAAGAGAAGAGAATGTATGAGATAATGGTGGCATATGGCTTACCTGCAATATTCATTAGATGGAATCCTGATAATTTCAATGTAAAGGGAAGTATAAATAAAAAATATAATAATGCGAGGAGATTAGAGATATTGGTAAAGTGGGTAAAATATTGTATGAAAGTAGAGGTGAAACAAGGTGTAGTTTATAAAAAGTTATTTTACGATGAATACGAAGAGGAAGATATGGTGTTTAAAAACATAAACGAAAAAGAGTTATTGTAGTTAAAGTTTAAGGTCATAATGATATAATAAATAAAAAGTATTATATCATTTTTAGGTTTTGTTATGGGGGGTAAATTATTCTTCTTTTGATATAGTTTTATAAGCTACTTTTTCAGGTTTAATATCACCCTTTTTCATATATGGATTATATTTACTATATAAATTTGCAAATCTATGATATCTTATAACATCAAATGCTCCTATACCTTCATCTTCAGCTTCTGAAATTAATTCTTTTAAATTATTCTTAAATTCACTCTGATTTTTACTTGTATAATATAATTCTAAATATTTTATTCCATAGAGTAATCCAAGGGGATTTACAAACTTTATACTATCTCCCCTACTCATAGCTATACTCATCATTATAGTAAATTGTTCCTTTGTTATATCTACATTTATCATCAAAGTTTTTATACTCTCTAAAAATAGCTCCTTTCCACTTGCGCTATATAGCATCCTTTTTTTCTGCTTTATCAACTCAAACTTATTCTTATTTAAGATATTCTGATTATCATCTATTCTGCCTTCTACATCCCAACCAACTTTGTTTAATGCTTCGTTTATCCAATGCTCTGAATTTACCCCTAAAAAATTACCTTCTTTATCAAATAAATCTCGAGGATTTACAGCATCAACTATGTAACTCATATTTATTGTATATATAAATATTTTATTTTTTTATCCTCGTTTATTTAAGGATAAAAAAATGTTATCTGAAGTGACCGTTTATGTTTTTGAGGATTGTGACGAAAAATCTCGTAATATACCTACAAAAATCAAGGTCAAAATAAATAAGAAAAAAATTTTAAATGAAATTAATAAAAGGTTATTATTATTAATAAAAAATGAAGTTGTCTCTGTTTAACTTTAGGTGCTTTAAAAACTTTCAGGTTGAAATACCTGAAGACAATGGAGTTATTCTATTGTGGGGTACAAGTGGTATTGGTAAAACTACAATTTTTAAAGCAATAAACTTTGTGCTGTATGGGAAGGAACAGAAAGTTGTTAAACACGGTGAAAAAAAGTGTAAAGTTGTGTTTGAATTTAAAGACATTATAGTGACAAGAACTAGATGTCCAAATCATCTTACTTTTACCTCCTTAAAAGGAGGAGAATTTTCAGATGAACCAGCGCAACGAGAAATAGAAAAGACATTCGGTAAAGATTTTTTATTAACAAGTTATATGGCTCAAAAATCCACAGAAAGTTTTTTTAGTATGTCAAGCAATGACAAGAGCTCTTTTCTTCATAGATTGTCAATCAAAGATTTTGACGTTGATGGAATCCGTAAAAAGACAAGAGAACTTGTTAAACAAAGAAAAGAAAAACTCCTCATTAATACAACCGAACAAAAAGTTGTGAAAAATATGTATGATAATTTAAATTGTTCTTCTGCAAAAGAACCAAAATTAAAAATTGATTTAAAAGGTAAAACTATAGATGAATTTATTGAAAGCGATAATAAGCTTAAAGATAAGGTTAAAAAGTCTTTAAAAGAAAAAAGAGAAGAATTAGGTTCATTGACGTCTTTATTAGAAACAATAAAAATAAACTCTGTAAGAATCGAAGAAAAGAATAAACAGCTTAATGATATTGTATTCAAACTTCAAGACTATTCTTACCTTGAAAATGGTAATTTAAATGGACCTGGATTGGCTTTAGAAAATCTTAAAACTTCGTTGGAAGAATATAATAAAATTACCTTGTATTATACTCTTAAAAAATCTTGTAAAGATTTAAAAAATGAATATGATAAGATGGTTGAAGAAGAGAAGAAGAAGATAGAAGAAGAAATATCTAAATTAAAATTGAAAAAATCATCCATCCATGTTTTAAAAGAGGAAGAACTTGAATCTATGTCTAAGGCAAAAATTATATATGAGAAAATTAAGATGAAATCTTTATCTGATATGAAAACAAAATTATCGACCTTAAACATAACTGAGAATGAAACACAACTTGAATCGTTTCAAGAAGAGGTTAAACAAAAGAGAGAATTGTTGTCTTCCTTACAAGTTGAATTAGAGAATATAAAAAAGAATGTAAAAGATATATCTGATATTACATCTGGAATTACAACAAAACATAAATGCCCTAAATGTGAGGCTAAAATATATATGGATAAAGATTGTTTGAAAGAAATTCCTGAAAATATAGATGAACTTAAAATTAACCTTGAAACTCTTAGAAAGAAAAAAGAGAAGATAGAATTAAATATTTCATCTACAAGTAAAGATATAAAGTCAATAAACGATAAAATAGTCTCATTAACAGTTGAAAATTCTAATAATATAAAACTATCCGAAGAACTTACAAATTACGTTAAAGTACTTGAACCTTACCCAACATTAATTAATATAAAAAATATACTTGAAAAAGATACTGAAAATCGTTATGTGTTAAAGACAATAGAGGAAAGCTTAAACTCCCTTGAAGAAAAGAATAAAATGAGTTTAGACGTTTTACCTCATTATATAAAGAGAAAAAGAGATGAATTATTATCAGCAAAGAAAAAATATGAAGAAGTAAAAGAACAATTAGAAGACGTTGAAATAACTGAAAACTTGAATTGGTATATAGATGAAATACAAAATTTAAACTCTAAAATATCAAGGTACGAGCTCTCGATAAAAGAACGAAATAAATTAATAAAAGATAAAGACTTAATTGAAGCTGAAATCAAACAGTTACAAAAGATTATAGATAATAATATAAACATAAAAAATGTGGATGAACTTCAAGAAGAAATTAATAAAAAAATGGAGACGGAAGACAAGTTAAAACAAAGAGAAATTAAACTCTTAAAATACAAGGAAAATTTATCTATATATAATAAACAACTTGAAGTTATAACACAATTAGAAGAACTTAAAAATGATGAAAATATCTTAATTAGGGCTCTCACGACCTCTGAAGTATTTCTTAAAAAGATAAACGATGCGGAATCTATTTCCCTTGAAAATACCCTTGATATTATCAATACAGATTTAGAAGAGTTTGTGACTCATTTTTTTGGAGAGCATTTTAGCGCAAAACTTCAATCGTTTAAAGAATCAAAAGATGGGGACAAAAAACCATCCATTGAAATATTAATAGTTCAAGACGGTGAGACTATACCTCTTGACTCTTTAAGTGGAGGAGAATATGACAGACTTGCTCTTGCATTATTTTTATGTTTTAATAAAATATCAAAAAGCAATATCATTTTACTCGATGAATGTCTTGCATCACTTCATTCAGAACTTGTTGAAGATATAGTTGAACTCATTAAAAACAAACTTAGCGATAAACTTGTTCTTTTTACTTTACATCAAGCAAACACAGGCATATTTGACACTATAATTGATATTGAAAAACTTAAGGATAATATCTTATAAAATTAAAAGCGTGATAACCTAACGCTCCAAAAGACATAAGAAGTAATAGTTCTAAAAATGACCTCTTTGCATCCTCACATTTATATCCTATAAAAAACAAAAGAGGAAACACTGCTAATATATGAACTAAATTTACCCATATCTTATATTCTTGTTTTGAGTCTAATTTTTGTTTTATCAAAAAAGAATGGTAAGTTATACCTATAACTGCTACAACTAATAATATTCTGCAAACAGTAGAGTTTAGTCTCTTTTTATACCCCAAATAATAAACATAAAATAATAAGGGTACAAATAAGAATACGTGAATTAAGTTTATAATTGAGTCCTGATTCATCTTTTATATTTTATAAAGTTAATAATTTATAAAATATTTAATATCTCTTGCTATAGTGGCACCAAACACAAGCAACACCTGCTGCAAACAACAAACCATAAGCCATTTTTTCTTCTTGGGTCAATGTTTCAGTCTTTTTATCCTTAACCAACATATCACCAATAATATCCTTGTCGAACGCCTTCAATCCGACAATAACTGCTGCTGCACAGACAATATAAGATGAATACTTACACATCATATCTTCTTGTTCTCTTGTTAAGAATTGGGACATTTTTCTAAGTTTAATTATACCTAAAGAAAAAAATATTTTTTTTATAATTTGAATCTTCTTTTGAAAGATGAAACTGAATCTCTAAATGAAGGTTTACCCCATAAAATATACCTTGACAGAGCACCTGCAGATGTTGGATCTTTCCAATTTTCCCTTGATTTATGCCTTTGTATATACCTTGATTTGCGCTGTTTGTTTTTATGCTTAGTATAATCTGACATTCCTTTCGCGCCAAAATGAGTTTGCTTTATACGACCATTTTTGCAGAATGAAGCAACATACTTTTTGTCCTTTTTTGGAGACTTCTTTATACTTATAAGAGAAAGCTTCTTAAAGGACCCACGGCCCTTCTTACCTTTTCCACATTTTGACCTTTTCGACCTTTTTGAACGATACGATCGTCTAACCATTTTTTATTATAAAAAAATAAAATAATAACTTATTAATAAAAAATGGTACAATTTAAGTTATGTAATGTCTGTAAAAAGTCATTCCCATCTGCAGCCCTCCCTCAACACTTAAAGATTTGCGGAGTTGCAGTCGAACCTGTAGCTGAACCTGTGGTTGAACCTGTCGTTGAACCTGTAGTTGAAGTTGTAACTGAACCTGTCGTTGAAGTTGTAACTGAACCTGTCGTTGAAGTCGTAGTTGAACCTGTGGTTGAAGTTGCAGTTGAACCTGTGGTTGAAGTCGCAGTTGAACCTGTAGTTGAAGTTGCAGCAGAACCTGTAGTTGAAGTTGCAGCAGAACCTGTAGTTGAAGTCGCAGTTGAACCTGTCGTTGAACCTGTCGTTGAAGTTGCAGTTGAACCTGTAGCTGAAGTCGCAGTTGAACCTGTAGCTGAAGTCGCAGTTGAACCTGTAGCTGAACCTGTGGTTGAACCTGTAACTGAACCTGTGGTTGAACCTGTAACTGAACCTGTAGTTGAACCTGTAACTGAACCTGTGGTTGAACCTGTAGTTGAAGTTGCAGCTTAAGAAACAATGGAAGAAAAGCTTGATAAATTAAGAATGTGAATAAGATTTAGAAATTAACCCTCTGAAATATTTTTTTTATAATTATAAATAAAGTTTTTTTTATAATTATAAAAAGTAAATGTCGTCTATTAATAACACGTATTATATAGATGTGAACTCTAATTATAGGGATATAAATAAGTATCCAAATCCCTGTGATTTTGGAATAACATTTCAGAATAATCAATCAACTGGTAATTTTTCGGATGGTTTGCCTTTCGATAATAACTATTTTTATAATAAGGGTAGTTTAGACCCTGATTTTTTGAATACAAATATTAATTTGGAGAATTGTATTATAGATAATTACAAGGAGAGTTCAAGTTCAATATCATATATATGCGGTTCAACTATAGCGAATACGAATATAAATTTTTATTGGAAAGGAAATTCGGTTGAAACATTGCCAAGTGTAGTGTCAGGAAGTAATTCTCCTTTTTTAATAAAGTTAGATACTACTAATCAATCTAACCCTTTTGAATGGTTTATATATTTATCGTCTACAGGATATACTGGTTATGTGAATAATAGTTCTAGGTCTACTTTTCAGTTTGACAGTAATGGAAATTTGGTATATGAGTTTGATTTTAGCGGAGAGTCTGTTACTTTATATAGATATGATAAAAATGCACAAATATCAGGGTTATTAACAATTGCAAATCCAAAAGGAAAAAAGATATGTCAAGCTATAGTGAAGATTGACAGTGATGGTAATTTGGGGTTATATAATGGTAGAAATTGGGGATATCATATATTGTCTTCTAATTTTGATTTGAGTGGAACTTTAGATGAAGGACAGTTTAGTTTGACGGTTGATACATCAGACAATATAATAACAACGGTAAACACTACCCCATATACAAATACTCCTGATGTTACAATTATACCTAATAATTACCCTACAGTTACAAGTGTTTATAGTTTGCCTTATTTTACACCATATGGATGTTATCAAAAGAGATATAATGGTAGAGATATATTTATGTATTGTACGTCAGTTGCTCAAAGTCAGCAGGGTTCTATAACAGGAGCTATTAACTTTGTTGATAATAATTCAACAGGTTCTTTTATATTAGGGTCTTCCCCTTTAACTTATCCTACAAATAGAAGTTTAAGTGAGATATATGATTTTCAATTTATAGAGTGTAACAACAAGCTATATGGAGTTCAAATTACTTATCTTATATCTAATTCTGCAGGGTCTCAAACAGGGTATTTTTATGGTATAAATTATACAGGAGGTTATAATGTAAATTTATTGGCAGGTCTCCCTGTAAGAATAGATTATAAGATTTCAGCTGTATCTATAGGAACAAATATATACATAACAGGTTGGAGAAATACAGATAGTCGTTTATATATATTCAAGTATGATACAGTAACAAATACAATGTCAAATCAAACATCATATTTATTGCCTATAAGTAATCCTTCAGTTGTTAGACACGTTTGGCCTAAGGCTTGGACGGATGGTACAGATATGTATATTATTGCACAGGAAATGAATTCTAATAATTCAACGGTTTTAGGTAATGTTAATGTGTATGGTATGAAATATGTGGTTGGGACGAATACTTTGAGCATACAAAGTACTGTAATTTATCCAAAGAGAGGTTCTGCTGATACTTATATATTTGATAATGGTGTGAGTAAATATCACGTTTCAAGCAGTATGGCAGATACAGATTTATATATTTTAGATATTTCAGATATAACAAATCTTAGGATAATAACAGCCACTGTTAATACTTCTGGATATTTAAGTTTCTACAGTGTGAATGCAGGTACAACTGTAAAATATTTTTTAGGGTTATGTTCAAGAACAAGTAATGTTACATATTTTTATGATGTGAGTAATATAAATAATATTTCATATATTAATACATTACAGACTTATACTGATACTGTATATCAAAATACAAATTCTCTGATATATATAAATAGTAATAATATTTTATTATTTTCAGGTATTCTTACAGGTAATAGAACTAATTTTGCATCTGTGTTTTCAAAGTATCCTTCTAACTTTACAACTACAGTTTTAGACAGTAGGCATTATAACTATAATATATCAACATATTTAGATATACCTTCTGCCTCTACAGGACCTCAGATGTTTACGACAATAATGAATACTAATAATTATATAGTAACTGCAGATCAAAGTACCATATTTTTTTATCGTATTACTGATATATTAGGTTCAGGCATGGAATATACCTATTCATATTCTTTTAGTAGTTTGCCTTCTGATATAACATCAGAAGAATATGATGGGATAAATTATATTGCAATATCTAATTCAAACAAATGTAACTTATTTTCAGTTGATACAAATATTTTTTCCTCTTTTAGTTATATAAAAACAATAACAATACCTACCGGTTATATAGAGCAGAGTTTTCTTAAGACGATAAATGGTAGTTTGAGACTGATAATAGTAAATAATAATAACACTTTATATTCTTGTGTATATCCTGAATTTGATATTTTGCAAACATATAATTACACGGTATATCCTAAGTATAATGGAGGATATATAAATTATTACGCTGAAAATGATGATTATATATTGACAACCTTTACCGCAGCATCATCTAATGTTCCTGCTTACAGTAGTTTATTACCTTATACATATACTGGAACTATTAATGCTATAAATATAGATAGTCCTACAGGTATTTCACTATCTTCTCAAACCACAAGTTTATTTTTACCACAATCTAAGGTTGCTGTCACCCCTTTTTATTTTAATAACAATTCATATACAAATATAGGCTTTGATTATAGTACAACTAATAGTATTCAAAGAACTTCGGGTCAAGTATGGAATATGAACAATTATAACAGTTACACCTTTGTTGGAGGTATATCAAGTTATTATTCGAATTATTATTATCTTAAGCCTACAAGTAGTATTGTTACAGCTAATGAATGTTATTTAGTATTTTGTCAAAATAGTGCTACAGGATATACAGGTCCATTTCCTCCAGCAACAGGAGGTCTTATTTATCCTACAGACACCATATATTTTGAAAGATTTGATGGTACAAGTGTATATGGAAACATATCTAATGTTCAAACTAATGGTAATGTTCTTCAAATGAAGACTATAACATATAATAATAAAAATATGTTAATATGCCTTTTAAACAGTAAGAAAATCTATTTATACGATGTAACCGATCCTTCATTTTCAGCCACAAATCAAAATTTAACAATTATAGACAGTAATAATATAGCTGGTATTAACTTTGGAAATTCGTTTATTAGTAAAATTTTAAATGATGGAACTCCTTCTTTTAACAGTTTTATAGGGTCATTTATAGATTCTTCTGTTATTTCTCAATATGTGAATTTGTCTAACGCTGTTATAGACAGTACAAATCAATACTTATACGCTGTGGGTAATTGGACCGATAGCGCCCAATTTTATTCTAATACTTCTACTGGTAGTTATGTTCTTACTACAAACCTTGTAAAATATGGTTTCAAAGGAAACTGTGTATTGTTTCAGATGAGAATAAGTGATGGTGTATTTGGTTGGTGTCTTCCTTGTTTAGGAGATAAAGAAGATTTCTTTACTAAACTACAATATAATTTATCAGACAACAGTATATATGTATCCGGTTATTCCTATAGTTCAAATTTTAACATTTATAATACCTTATCAGGTCTTTCATCTACATTTCCAACTACAATACAATATATTTTAACAACATATTCTTTTGGTAGTGGATTTATACTTAAATTTTCAACATCTGGTACTTATAGATATAATATAACCTTATATTCTTTACAAAGTTCTACCTATGTAAAAGTTTTAGATTTGTCCTTAAGTTCATCTGGAATCGTATGTTGTGGTATATCCAATAGTAATCTTATGAAGTGTTTAGATTCTACCTTAACTAACTCTCAGGATTTATATTCTGATAATGACATTATTAATGATATTAACGCTATATTCTACAAGTTTGATCTATCCGGTAATTATATAAGTTCGAATAATGTAAAACTTCCTACTACAAACGTATTTTTCCGTGATATAAAGCAGTATGTATCTTCTAATTCAATTCTTACAAGCTTATCAATGCTCGTAAATAGAACTAATTCAAAATTAACAATATATAATAAAGACGGCACTTTAGCCTCTGACAACAGCATTTCTTTAAATAAATATAACGGGTATGTAGTACAGTATAAATATGACAGTTCTTATAGTAATAGTTCAGGTCAAAAGTTCTCACAATTAGTCTTGAAAAGTTCAGCCTTTGATTTTACAGAAAATATGTATCAAAATTATAAGGTATTTATACAGGGAAATGTTTCAGATACAACCTTGAATAACAACTTTAGTATAAGAGGAAATTATGTCGAAAACTATTACAATCTTAATCCTTATACTCCAGGTTATACAACTGGAGCTTACGTTTTCCTCTTAAATGACTACATTGATATTAAGAACATTATAAGGTCTTATCCAGACATAAATAGTATAACAGGTTCAAGCGATTACCTTAACTTTAATTTATCTAAAACAAATCTTGGATGCGTAATAACTTATGGGGCAATATATACAGGTGCTTATAACTTTATAAATACGACTAAAGTTTACGGGTCATTATCAACAACAGAACAACAATATATATTATTACCCACATCTACAGGCACAAATGTTGTTCGTATAAAGTCAGTTGAATATATAAGAGAAAATGTTTATTCTATCTTTTTAGACGATATTAACAGCTTGAAAGTTAATGGAGTATTTTATGGTCCAGAACTATATATTGGACGTATAAATCCATCTGTATTTTATAATCTTCAATTCTTCCCTGGAAGTATTACTTATCCAACATACTTTTATGTATCTATTCTATCCATAACAATACCTAATAGACCTTTAACAAACCTTAGTTCTTTATATGGAGGTCAAAGAACAATAAATGATCTTCCTTATATTTATGTAAGTATATACAACGCAAATGATAATGATAATTTTGACCCAGCTATTGTCAATATTGTGTATGATAATACTTCATTATCAACAAGACCTTACCCTCAATATTTAATTCCAGTATCTAATCAAGGCACAACAAACAACTTTGCAACATTTACTTCTAATTATTCACCTGTAGTTAAATTTAGTCCAGGTTATTATAACCTTAGAGTTAAAATTATGGATAATGAAGGTAATATCATAGTATTTGACCCTTCATCTACTAAAACTTCAGACACTACTTTTACAAATGGAAAAGTACCAAATTACCTCATGAATGTATACTTAAGATTGTCAGCTAAAAAAGTTTAAAAATTGACCTTAATTTTCTACTCGCAGTATAAGTTTTATTATATCATTTATAATAAGACTTTATCGTTTGAGGGACCCTCTCTTAAAATATCTCTTACAACCTGGAGACTTCTTTTTAACCTGTGCATAAGAAACAGCAAGGGCTTGTTGTCTTGACGAAAATCTCCCTTTCTTATACTCTGACATATTTATTCTAATTTTATTCTTTAATTTAGTCTGACACGAGCGCTTTGCGTGAGATGAACGTTTAGTGGTTTTACCCGCTTTACGAGAACGTCTTTTTGAGGTTTTACGGTAAGATTTCTTTCTTGAAGGCATCTTTTTATAATATGGAAAATATTATAAAAAAATTATTATTTCTTAACCCATCTACAAATACCATTTGCAGCTTTAACTGATTTGTAGGATTTACCGTCATTTCCTTTCTTAGTTGCCCCACAACAATTATTAGCAGGATATGGAGGGGAACTTCTGCTTCTATATTTCTTTGTTGATTGACGGGAACAACCTCTCTTCATACGCTTTGAGCGTTCAACTTTACGGTGAGTTCTTCTTGACTTCTTTAACTTACGATTAGAAGCACGTTGTTTACCATATCTTGCATAAGAGTATTTACGGGTTCTCTTACTCTTGGATTTTTTACCCTTGGATTTACGTCCCCCTTTACGGCTTTTAACTCTCATTGAGAAATTAGCTAATATATGGGATAAATCATCCATTTCTTTTTGTTGTTGTTTTCTTATTTCTCTTTCAGACTGTTTTCTTCTTTTTGAACGTTGTTCTTCTTCTCTCATTTCATCAACTTTTTGTCTTGCTGATCTACGTGGAGCTCTACGAAGTGGTTGAAGGGAAGTTTTACCCATTAAAGATGATAATTCATCATCTTCATCACGAGAACGTTTAGGCATTTTTATAATAAGGAAAATATTATAAAAATTATTCATAATTTATACTTTTTCTTAAACATTTTTTTTGAAGGTCCCAGTTAAGTTCTTTTTTACATTCTTGAAATACTTCTTCTATATGAATCGCATAATCAATACAAGCATCATTTTTTTGTTTACGGTCACCCCAATTATTTACAGAGGTATTTATAAGACGAAAAATACATTGATTATAAGTTCTCATAATATTGTATAAAGTTTCTTCAGACATTTATTATAAGGGAGAAATAACCTTTAAATTACTTACTTCCGTCGTAGGTAATTATCTTCTACGAGAACCTTTCTTAGTAGTTCTTCTCTTAGACTTTCTCTTAGATTTTTTGGTGGATTTACGGGATGAAGGCATCTTCATTTTACCTTTGTTGATTTTTGCAGCTTGCTTTGCCATTTGAGTGACAGGAACAGACTTACCGATGCTTCTATAGTGAGCAGCTAATTTCTTAACAGTGGAAGCTTGCTTTTTCATAGCAGGAGACATTCTCTTACCAGAACGTCTCTTAGAGCGTTTAACAGACATAGACATACAACCTGACATTGTTTTTATTTTAACTTAAAGAAAAAAAATAAAATATTTAACAAATAATAAAATGGAAAACGTTAGAACTATACTCAACTCTGTTAAAGATAGTTACTGGATTGGAAACAGAAATGACACTGTTTATGGCATCTTTGTAAATGATGAAACACTTTATACAAACACAATGCTTCCTTATAGACTTACTTATAGAGTTTATAATGCTGGACGTTATGCTATAGCTGATAGTTTTTGGTATGACGGAGGGGTCTCTTTAGATGGAAGACTTGTTATTTTAGATGATATTATAGGCACACTTGAAGGTAATACTATTAGATGGTCAAATGGCGATATTTGGAACCGTGTTTCTGACGTCCCTCAATCAAGATTAAATGGAACTGAACTTCAAGGTGCTATGGATGAAAAAGAAAGTGCTTGGCTTAATGGTAGAATGAGACAAACTTACCCATATTATAGTCAGTTTAATGGTATGTAATTAAAATGATTTTTTATATTTAATATTAAGAATTAAATATAAAAATGAGAAATTTACTCTTAACAGTAGCTGTTCTTTTTATGTTTTTTATAGCATATAATATAGACTTTTTTGAGCATAGAAGGAGTCATACTCGCTCTAATATGAGACCCACAGATAATCATACAGGCTGGAGTAAGGGTGGGAGTACCCTTGGGTTTTCTCCTTTGTTTATTAGATTAAGAAATGAACTTTAACCCTTTTACGAAGAAATACGTTCAATTAAAAGTAAAAGTTGATACTGATGGACAACTACAGTCCAAGTATATTTATCTTTATTTTCATTTAAAACATCAATTACATACATACCTTTACCCGGCATAATACATGTAATTTCGTTTAAATCTTTTACTGTCTCATATGTGTCACCTCTCCAAGGGAGAAATGTAGGACATGATGGTGTATCATCAATTAAGACAATAGCCCTGTCGCTAAGCTTTGGAAGAAGAGCTTCAAATTCCTTTTTTCCGTGCTGTGCTGCAGGTTCATAATTTAACCAGTCAATATCATAACTATCAAGGTAAGCTGCATCTACTTTATAATCAATACCTTTAATAAACTCAACACTATCACCAAGGTGTGCAGAAGCTGGATTAGACAATTCAGTTTTTGCCCTTGCAATAGTATATGGAACTAAATCTACTGTATTGAATGTCCCACCATACTTGTTAATATAAGTATCAAATAATCTTGATGAAGCAGTAGTACTCCAAGAGCTTGTTCCGGTTTCAATAATATTTGGATTTTCAAAGCTTCTTAACATCTCAAAGAACTTTCTGAATGTAAAGTAGTTAATATGAAACCCTCTTTGAAGCTCTTCTTCAGTTAAATTCTCATAAACATCCTCTTTTTCATACCTGCTGTCTCCTTTTACAGTATAATATTTTCCGTCAAAAAACAAATCAGGCTCGTCTACCTTTGAGAAATGGTCAATAATGATTTCAGACATCTTTTTTATATTAGAAAAACAAGTTTTTAAATATGTTTAAAGGAAACATATTTAAGTATATAAAATGGATATTGTGATAGTCCATGGTCCTAGTGATGATGAGATTTTACCTTATACTGTCTCTCAGATAAGAAAGTTTGTGAAAGGAGGTGAACCGGGAAAAGACTTTAGAAATATTTATATCATTACTCACGATGCTGAAATTGACCTTTTTGATGAAGAGGTGTTTAAAGGCTGTAAAGTAATTGACGAGAAAACATTCCCATTTAGAATTCAAGATGTTGATAAATTCATTCAGACCCCTAAACGCAACGGCTGGTATCTTCAACAACTTTTAAAGCTTTACGCGTCCTTAGTAATTGAAGATATGTTGGACGATTATGTCGTGGTTGATGCTGATACTTTATTTTTGAGAGAAATAAGCTTCAAGTCGGGTGGGAAATATCTCTTTAATATGGGAACGGAACATCACGTTCCATATTTTGAGCATATCAAAAGACTTCATCCATCGTTTGAGAAGATGGTTAAGTTAAGCGGTATTAGTCATCATATGATTTTCAATAGGATGATTGTAAAAGAGATGATGCAGCTTGTTGAGAAACATCATAACTTTACGCCATTTTGGGAGGTCTTTTTAAGGGAAGTTGTTCCGGAACAAAGACATGGTAGTGGTGCTTCTGAATATGAGATGTACTTTAATTATATGCTTAAAAATCATAAGGATAAGATTATCCCAAGAAAGCTGAGATTTGAAAATACAGGTTTACCAGTGGAACACGTTTTGAATAATTTTCAGAACCTTTCAGATGGACCTTATTATGCCTCATTACACGGGTGGATAGTTAATAGACAACCAAGGGCTAAAAGATCCAGAGGTGATAAAAAGGAACCTTTTAAAATCATTTCCGGGGAGGAATTACAACAGCTGTGTGATGTGACTGTTATTACTCGTGAAATTGAGAATTTCCATCGTTCTTTACCATGTAGTGTTAAGAAGGTATATTTAGATGGTAATATTGATTACTCTTTACTTAAGGGAAATAAGAAGGTTTTTGTGTATACTCATATCCTTGATGATTTTATTCAAAAGATGTGGTCTAATATGAGTGGTAAATACGTTATAATGACCCATAATTCAGACCACGGTATTCATCCTCATCATTTACCTTTCTTAAATGAAGATAAGCTTATTCATATGTTTTCCCAGAATACACACATAGAACATCCTAAATTGACAGCATTACCAATAGGTATTGCAAATACTATGTGGCCTCATGGCCAAGTATCATCAATTCAACAGTTGGTTTCAATAGCACATTATGCGATAAAGAATGAAGAAATATATGTAAATGTCAGTGAAGGGACAAATAGACAACATAGAGGTAAAGTATTAGATATTATGAGCCGTAATACTTTATGTAAATTTTATCCTCAAAATAGACCTCATAAAGATTATCTTACTGAGATGTCTGGTTATAAGTGGGTATTATCTCCAAAGGGAAATGGGGTAGATTGTCATAGATTATGGGAGTGTATGTATGCAGGAAGTATTGCAATATGTGATGATAGTGTGAATGCAAGGGCTTTTAAAGAGATGGGCTTACCTATAATTTTGGTTGAAGATTATAATGATGTTACTTTAGAGTGGTTAAATTCGCAAAAAGTTTCATACGAAGGGGTGAAAAATGTGTTGGATTTGAACTGGTGGAAGAATAAAATTAATAGTTACTTGATCCGCGAAGGGCATTTTATCCTTGTATATATTGGACAGTTAAGAGAGTTTGTTTATGAGTGTGTAAAACAAATAAAGTTATGGAACCCTACATCAACCATTCATTTATGTATTAACAATAACTCCCATAATAAGAGTTATATTGAAGGGTTGAAAGAAGATGTTAATTTCGTATATATCGAAGACCTTGAAATGACATCGCACCATAAGATTTTTGATAGTAGGTATACTAACACCAGTATGAATTGTTTCTGGAAATGGACCATGGAGAGGTTCTTTATAGTCGAGGAATGTATGAGAAAGTTAAATTTGAAAAATGTGTTCCATTTAGAGATAGACAACATGATTTATTTTAGGGTTGAAGAGATATTGGAGAAGTGTAAGAGTATTGATAAGATATTAATTCCAAGTGATAGTGAGAGAAGATACATAGCAGGTACTTGTTTCGTGAATAATCCGGATAGTTTAAGTGTGTTGAATAGGTTCTTTACAGAACATTGTGCAAATAAGGATGAAATGCACTCCATTATGGATTTTACAAGAACCCATAGCGAAATTGATACTTGGCCGGTTCTTCCACCTGGAGATAATACAAGATTGATTTATGAGGATAGAAGACACTGTGTAAATGATATAAAGAGAATAAGTAAATATGCTGAATTATACAAAGGGGTATTCGATGCAGCGTGTTTAGGTCAAGGAATTTTTGGGATAGATTGGAGAGTGCATAGTCCTAATAATAATAACACCGATGGATTTGTCAATAAAGATAGTATTTTTGATGTATCAAGGTTATGGTTTAAATGGGTAAAAGAAGATGGAAAATTGCAAAGATTATATATGAGCTTAGATAAAGAACAATTTTATCCTGTATTTAATTTACATATACATAGTAAAGACCTTTTTAGATGTTTGAGTGATATACCAGAAATGACAAAACACCTTCCAAATATATTGTAATTTTATAAATAATTTCTATGTTTATTTATAAAATGGTTATAATACCTATAGGTTCTTGTTGTGAGATAAGCTTTAAACTTGAAAAATTAAAATCAAAGGGTGAAACGAGCCTTTTTGAATGGCATTTTAGTTTTAATTTTAAAGATATATTGGAAGTTTTCAAAACAATATCAAATGGGGAAGAATTAACCTATTCTTTTAAAACATCTAATTCATATATAGACAGAACTGATATTTACACAGGTCATTATAGAAAAATAGAAGAATATACAGAGATGATGAACCGTAGAAAAGAACGTTTAGTAAAACAAATAGGGGGTGATAATAATATAGTATCCGGTGCATCGGGTCCGGTATTTATAAGGCAAATTACAAATAATGGAGTTTCAACCTTCCCTACACAAGAAGATATAAAAGAATTTAATAGTTATATTTACAAGTTAAATCCTAACTGTAAATATAGAATATTATTTGTAGTATACACGAAGGATAAAATTCCAACTTTAGATGGGGTTGAATATTTACTCTTAAATGATGATGAAAAAGAGAACATTGATTTATGGAATAATTTTATTTATCAAGAGTCCTTTTAATCCAAATTTTCAATTACTTGAGATCTTATTTCATATTCAATTGCCCCTATAATTCTATAGAATACATCGTGAGTTCTTCTGCTTACATTTAAGCCTGTATTCATAATAGTAAAAAATGAATTTTGTAGTTCAAATAACACGGTAGAATTGTTTCTAAGACTTTGAGAGGTAGAGGTCATCATATCTTGTAATTGTAGTATTGTAGCAGTTCTTTCATCACTATCTAAATAACTTTGAACTCTCTCTACAACGTTTCTTGAACGGTGAGTAAAAAAATCACTTATTGAACCTCTATCATCTATCCATCTTGTATTTCTTGTTATTAATCTTCTTTCTACCTGCAATGCTTGCATAATTTCTCTACGCTCTTCATCCTCCTTATCTTTTTTATTTTTTTTCTGGATTTCTAAAAGTTGTTTTTGCTCCTCTTTTTTAAGCTTAATCTTTTCTCTACATATAGGACATTCTTGTTTTCCTGATGATATAACACAAGAATGATGAACCCAATGGCCACATTTTCCTTCTACTTCTCCCCTTAAAGGATACTTTTCTTCTTCTAATGTTTCCATACATATAGGACATTCGTCAGGCTTTTCAAACTTGTATATATTAGAATGTTTATTGCAAAATACATAAGTTCCCTTACCCACATTTTTACAAGAAGGAATAACACATTTTTTACGAGGTTTTGGAAGTATAACTTCATCCTCAATATCTTCAACTGTAACCATTTTACCTTGTCAGGATAGATACTTTTCTAAAAGAATAAAAATCATTTTTCAATTAAAAAGGACCCTGGATCCTTTTAGTTTAAACCTTCGGTTTAAACGGAGCTCAAACAGCGCGATAAAAAGGGCTAAACATCTTTCATCTTAAAGAACTTATCCAAGTCTTTTATGAAAGTATGATTCGACATTCCATATCCTCGCTTTAAACACTCATGAGGAGACCCCATCCTTTTTTTACCTCTATTTTTAGGGCTTCCGCAGAAAGATTTTTTATTAGAACGTTTTGACCTTCTTTTTATAGTCTTTCTGTATTCCAAAAATTCTCTTAACAATGGATGCATTCTTTATATATAATATTTTTTTTATTTTATACTTCGTATCATTTTAAAATGGCATTCGCTATACAACTGAAATAAACTCTGTAAAGTCAACCTTTTTTACTTTACCATTACAAAGAGTATGTTTATCTATTTCTTCCGGTTCATCACTTCCTGGTTCCCCATATGGAGAATTTAAATATGAAAGTATATTATGTTCTATCACTTTAAATTCTGTATCAAGAGGTAATAATATTTCACATTCTCCCTTCATACCAAGCGTCTCTAATAATATACATTTTGATCCAGGATTTAGCCTATATTTACTCATACAACAACTAGTGTATTCTAAAGATGAAAATAAATTACTTGTTCCTACCCTTGAATTTATTGATGTTGATGTAAATGTAACTGTCTTAAAACTTGAACCTAAATTTGTTGAATAATACCTTGTCTTTGAACCTCTAAATACAACACTTTCTTTCTTAATAGATGGCGCCCCATTAATTATTCTCTTTAAATCTTCAATATACATCTCAAGCACAGATTCGTAAAAACTTATTCCAAACTTGCATTCTAATACCTTCTTATAAGAAACTGTTAAATCATCCCCTAAAATAACCTTAATATCATCATCTTTATTTTCAATAGTTTTACAACACTCACGTAACTGGAAAAATAATGGAAAATAAGAACTTACATACCAATGTTTTTCCTCTATATAATTAAGGTCTTCCTCTGATAATTTTCTATGACCGTCACTTAAACCTGAAAGAATATATCTATTTACCATACTATCTCCCCTATATGTATATCCTTTTAAGGTAAAAAAGTCTCTTATAGACAAGTTTTGTATGTATCTATCACATTCAGACAACCATTCCATATCAAACTGAATATCAGGCTGAATTATACTTTCTAAACTATACCCTAAATCATTATTATAAATATAAACTTCAAAATCTTCTTCCTTTAAAAAGTCTTTAACATTTTGCATTAACATTGAAGGTTGAAATCTCTTAAAGTAATGTAACCTTGATTTAATACTTATTACATTAGTAGAAAGTTCATCACCTTTTTCGCAAGCTATTTTTCTTCTTTTTTCATATTCGTCGCTATAAGATAAAAGTAGCCTTATATTTTCATTATCGGTTAATGACATATATTCTTCCTTTACTTTTATTACATTTGCTATTATACCCATTTCTATAAGATACGTAAAACCCTTTTCAATATAATAACGAACTCTTATATCTTTTTCTTCCTCTGAAAGACCCTTAAAATAATCATTAAAAAAAGATAAGGTAAATATATATGAATTAGTAGATGATGATGCATTCCTTAAAGCCAACTGTGTAACTTCTCTTGCACTTAAAAACTTATCATCAAATTCAATATGGCTTCCGCTCATTATTTGTTCATCAAACTCTTTGTGCTCTTTTGACATTTATAAGTATGTAAATAAAAAAAAATAAGTTTTATATTTACCTTAAAAAATATAAAACTGACTTAAGAGGTTAAACTGTATATATAAAATGAATAATAGATATCACAGTCAATGCAAAGAAGATGAGATCTTATATGAAAAATATTTTAAAAACTATTCCTTAGAAGACTGTCCAAAATACTATCTTGAAATGGGTGCTCTTGATGGGGTAATGTACTCTAATACAAAGTTTTTCGAAGACAGTCTAGGGTGGAAGGGTATCCTCGTTGAAGGTAATCCGTTTGTTTTTCCAAATTTAGTATTAAATCGTCCTAATAACATCCTTATGAATGCTGTTTGTAGTGATATGAAGAAACCCCTCTCATTTAACGTATGTGCGAATGTTCCTGCTGTATGTTCCCTGGAGGTAACTAAACCGGAGAAATTCGACAATGAATATTATCGCCATTCCCAAATGTTAAAGATCAACAGTATCCCTGTAAGCTTAGATACTATTTTAGAAAACTCGGGTGTAGAAAGGATTGATTTATGCGTCATCGACGTTGAAGGTCATGAGGTTAACGTGCTTAATTCATTCTCATTTAAGGTCCCAGTTGTAATGTTTATGATTGAATTTTTAGACGATAAATCGAAGAATGATGAAGTCTTGAAAATTATGATTAAAAATAACTATACTTTCAAGGGGAAAGTAGCCCATAATGGTATTTTCATTCACAATGATTATTTAAAGTATTTTCAGTTGTAAGTCCTCTACAATCTTTCCATTCTCATATATCTTATGTTCTTCTAATATGCCTTCCATAGACCAGGTCTTATACTCGCCGTGTTTATTGCCATTTTTATAGTGAGATTGAACGCAAAGTACGCCGTTACTCCGCCATGTTTTAGCTTCACCTTCTACTTTCCCTTCTTTATAATAGAATTGATGTTCTAATACACCGTTTTTATGCCAATGTTTATATTCGCCTTCCATTAACCCTTCTTTATAATAAACTTCATATTTAAGCACACCATTAGACCACCACTCTTTATTTTCACCTTCTAATAACCCATTTTTATAATAACATATTTTGGATAATCCTCCTTTATGAAGAAACTCTTTATACTCCCCTTCAAGTTCTCCATCTTTATAATAGGCATTAGTCCATACTTTTGTATTATTCCAAAATCTTTTAACATTACCTTCCATTTTACCTTCTTTATAATACTTTTGAGAATACAGGTTTCCATCATCTCTATAAGTCTTTACCTTTCCTTCTCTTTTACCATTTTTACAATAATATTTTTCTATTAATTTTCCATAAACGTTCCAGAAGATAATCTTTCCGTGTTCTTTTCCATCCTTATAATGACCTCTATACGACAATTTTCCGTTCTGATACCATATCTTACGCTCACCTTCTTTTTTACCATATCGAGTTGTATATTCTTCTCTGGAAACGAATTGATTTACTTTATCCACGGAGGGGTACTCCACCTTTTCATAAATATACCCTTCTACGATACTGGAAATCCATATATCCATATACGGGATGGTTTTGAAGGTGTCGTTAATAAAGGCTTTCTCAGGGGAATTATGGTCTATAAACTTCATTTCCCGCTTTATTCCAGTCCTTGGGGCTGGTAGCTACTATATAATTTTATAAGCTTTAATTTAAACTTATAAAATCAATTTAAACTTAATTCTTCAATTACCTCTCCATTTTTATACAAATTAGAAACAGTCAATTCACCTTCATAATTCCACATTTTACATACCCCGTCTTCTTTATCATTAATATAATATTCTTCAATCCAAAGATTACCATTATCCCACCAAGCTTTATAAGATCCTTCCTTTTTTCCTTCTTTAGAGTAACTTATACATTGTATTTTCCCATTATTCCACCATCTTTTATGTTCTCCATCTACTTTACCATTTTTAAACTTAGAAATAACCATAATATTACCATCGTCATAATACATCTTATGTTCTCCCTCTGCTTTACTATTCCTAAATTCTCCAATATTTGATAATTGTCCATTTGGAAACCACTGCCTAATTATACCATCCATTTTTCCATCTTTCCAATAGGATATAACATCTATGTTTCCATTATTATAGAAAGACCTACATTCTCCTTCTTCTTTACCACGATAATAACTTCCTTTTTCTTTTATTTTACCATCAAGGTATAACCTTTTATATTCTCCGTGTTTTTCACCATATCTTAAGGTGTATTTTTCCGTAAAACATTCTTCTTCTACATCATTAATATGTGTAATATTACAATTCTCATAAATATAGCTTTCTATGATACTTGATATCCACATGTCAATGTACGGGATGGTTTTGAACGCGTTGTCTATAACAGCTTTCTCAGGGGAATTATGATTGATAAATTTCATTTTATAAAAGGCTTTATCGCTTTCAGCTTGGAGCACTTTCAGTGCGATGGGTCTTTTTATTTTATAAGTTTAATTTAACTTGTAAAATCAATTAAAAGGGTCCTTTAAGTTTTGCTTCGCAAAACGGAACTTCGAAGGGGGTGAGAAACTTATAATCCGCTCTCAACCAAAGTCTTAATTTCTTCAAGGGTTTTGTCCTTCATCATTAAAGCCATTTTAGCACAACATAAATATAACAATGGGTTAATGCCTAAAAAATTTGAATAACCCATCATCTCATATAACCCTGTCATACCATTTTTCTCAACATAGTTGTCAATAAAATCTGCCAACTCAAAATTCTTTGGCTCTTCCGGACCCGAAGGAGGTTCTTCCTCTGTTTTATTTCCTACGTTGCAAACATCACATTTTTTCTCATCATCTTCTACAATTTCAGGGGTGTCCTTTAATTTACACACATAAGCTCTCATTCCTTTTTCACCCGGAACAACTTCTTTTAATGGTTGTGGGACAAGGTCCTGTCTAATACCCTTGGTAATATTCATATACTGGACAATACCCTCAATAGCAACCTCTGGTTTTTTCATACCCTTTAATACTTCAATGGTAACTTCAAATTCAGAAGGACAGGTAGAAGGATGACATTCTAACCAAGTTGTAAAAAAACTTGAAACTTTTGCATACTCGCTATCAACCTCAAACTTGGAGTTTAAGATAGAAATAGTTAAGACAACTTTATCAGCTTCAAGAGAACTCATTTTATTACTTATTATATTTTATTCTTTAAGTTAAAATAGAAAAATCAATTATTTTTTTAAAAAATCTTCTATAGCCTCGTCACCATTATATATCTTATGTTCAGTCAAATTACCATATCCATCCCAGTGTTTATTTTCCCCTTCCATTTTCCCGTCTTTATACTGTGAGTAGCAAATTAAAATGTACCTGATTTTATAAGAATTCAGGCTCTACGAGCCTGTAATACTATAAAAACTGGTCCGTTTTATTTTGGCTGCCGCTATAGTACATTTGACTCCGTAATTGTCCATTTTCATACCACTGTTTATATTCACCTTCTTTCTTCCCGTCTTTATAATAGCATTGACGCCATAATTGTCCGTTTTCCTTCCACCAAGATTTATATTCACCTTCTTCTTTCCCATCTTTATAATAACATTGAAGTGATAATTGTCCATTTTCATACCACTGTTTATATTCACCTTCTTTCTTCCCGTCTTTATAATAGCATTGACGCCATAATTGTCCGTTTTCCTCCCACCAAGATTTATATTCACCTTCCATTTTCCCATCTTTATAATAACATTGAAGTGATAATTGTCCATTTTCATACCACAATTTAAATTCACCTTCTAACTTCCATTCTTTATAATAACATTGAAGTGTTAATTGTCCGTTCTGATCCCAAGATTTAAATTCACCTTCTTTTTTCCCATACCTTTCATTATATTCTTGCCTATAACCTTTTTCATCTACTTTATCTACCTTCTCATAAATATACCTTTCCGCGATACTTGATATCCACATATCCATATACGGGATGGATTTAAAGTTATTGTCAATAATAGCTTTTTCAGGGGAATTGTGGTCTGTAAATTTCATCTTCCTTATATAAAAGATAATTTTATTCTTTAAATTATATTATACTCTGTATCATTTTATCGCACCTTTGGTGCTGTTCGAAACCTTCAGTTGCTGTTCGCGACAAAGTCTCTGTTTTCCTCCGTTTCCCGAAGTGAAGGACCCTTTAATAGCAATCTTCGGTTGCGATTGTAATTGTTTAAAAGTTGGTAGGTTTTGTTACAAGGAGTCCCCTTCGGGGTGGCTACCGCTATACTTTATTTTTCAGTCTAAACTATACTGAAAAATAATACTTTAAAGTTACACTTCACTTTAGACTATTTCAATACTATCTTCTTCTGATGATGTAAATCTTATAACTTCTCCGTAAACATAAAATATAGTGTTTAATATAATATCCCTTATCATAACCCCATAAACATTATATCTTATAATAAAGGTTATAATATTGCTTATAATATGAATATCATTTTCATATAAACTCCCAATTAATAAGGCTATAAACAGCAATAAAAATATGTTTTTAATAAATCGTATATTTCTAACCTTTAAAATGTTTAAGATTAAATAAACCGAATAAAATAAAACACAAAATATAACCTTTATATCACTATATAAAAAGACATATATAAAACTTCCAATTATCATAATTATTGGGATATAAATAACCACTAAAAATGTAAGTAAAAATCTAAGGTGATTACACTCTGTAAATATGTCTAATAATCTTATACTATGAGATATGCTTATATGTAACAGTAAAAACTTATATATTGAATTTTCAAGGTTTATCAGGTTTAATATCTTTGGAAGAATATTTGAAGCTTCTTTATACTGAATTATAACATCTCCAGGAACATATAACAACACATTTTCACATATAAAATTAATGAGATAAAATATAAGTATATATCTTGAAGAAACATTATATCGTTTCCATTCAGACAGTGAAAACCCTATACAAAAAATAGAAAAACATGCCAACACTAAGTCAGAATTTAAATATACAAGATATTTAGTATAACTTGACTCTGTAAGCTGATCTCTTAAAAGACTATCATTACCAGATATATCATATATAAGATAAGATAAAGAAAAGAGTAAAAGGACAAGGCTAAAAATAAGCATATGTTTTCTTCTAACTAAATATTTGTTAGACAATTCAGGCATATCTAACCTATAATTTAACCTGATGTCTTTTACATCGCAAAAACAATTATATAGAATATCCATCTTGATATAACTCATAAAAAACAAATATAGAAAATCATTTTAATTTTTTTTACAGTCTAAACTATACTGTAAAAAAACTATGTGAAAAGGAGCTTCCATCAACACCTCGAAAAAAGAAGTCAATGGAAGCCCCGGAATTTATTATACTTATATATTAAACTTTATTTTTTACAGGTTATTAATTCCTGAATTTCTTCTTCAAATTTTTTCCAATCATTATCATCAACATCTTCTGGTTTTTTAATTTTTTTAAATATACACATAAGGGTTTCAGCCTTTAATTTTTCAGTTACAATCTTATGAATTTCATTCTCTTTAACAAGAGGCACAACTACTTTATCTTTATCAAGAGGCACAACTACTTTCTCTTTAACAAGAGGCACAACTACTTTATCTTTATCAAGAGGCACAACTACTTTATCTTTAACAAGAGGCACAACTACTTTATCTTTAACAAGAGGCACAACTACTTTATCTTTAACAAGAGGGTCTTCTTTTTTTGCAGTAACAGGAGGGTCTATTTTCTTTTCTTCTTTTTTTGTAGTAACAGGAGGGTCTATTTTCTTTTCTTCTTTTTTTGCAGTAACAGGAGGGTCTATTTTCTTTTCTTCTTTTTTTGCAGTAACAGGAGGGTCTATTTTCTTTTCTTCTTTTTTTGCAGTAGTAACAGGAGGGTCTATTTTCTTTTCTTCTTTTTGTTCTTCATCAGTTTCATCCTGTAATATACCATTCTTTTTAAGTTCTGATATTTTTAACGCAATAATGTTGTTGACTATACAAAACATAGAATTTGTAAAATAATTAGCTTCTTTTTTTGTTCCTAAAACAGACTTATTAATACCTGTTTCAAAAATACTATCACATGTGTTATCATGTTTAATAACAAATATACTTCCCCTATAAACAGCTCTTTTATCATAATCACCTGTAGTAAATTTTTTTGACTCTATGGTCCAGTATCTTTTTGTAAACTTATTATTTCTAAATCCATATACCCCTGCTACTTTATCGTACATTTTATTTATTTCTTCAGCTTCCTTCTTACTGCCATCACTTTTGAATTTTTTATTATAACCTATGTTTTCCGAATATGAATTAAGGTCATTTTCATACCAATGATATATTTTAAATTTTAATAATTTAGGGTTATCTATATCTTTATCTTTTGCTTTTTCAAATTGGGTTATGATTGTTGATTTGGAGTATAAAACTTTATTCCATTGATTATCAATCTTAATATAACATTCTTTTTTTTCTTCCAAGTACCTGATTTCATATTCTTTATATTTAGATAAATCAAACATCTTACAAGGTTTAATAAGGGTATTTACAGTCTCATCTATTAATTCAATTTTTATACCTTCTTGTAAGAAATTAGAATAAGTATTACTAAAATCATTCATAACATAATCATACATCTTTGAGTTATTTGCTATAGCTTCCTGATTTAAAGATTCTAATACTAGCTTACATGAATCTCTATTGTTTAAATAAAAAATTGTACCGTTAGACAACCCTAAATGATCAAAAGCATGTTCACAAGAATTTATTTCATTTTTATTATATACAAGGTCTTTACGGCTCATAAGTTCTTTATCTTTAGATTTTTGAATTTCAGTTTGACTATAAGATGAAAGTAAATTACTCTTAATTGCATCAGCGTGGAACACATTAATCTGCTGAGGATAAGCATCTTTCTTTGTCTTTGTAAAATAATACATATTTTGATTGTTTGAAAGCTTTGCAGTAGCAGCTTTAGCACCTATACCTTTCGAACCTATTTTAGAACTATTAAATGTCCTTCCAAAAAAGTCTAAAAATTTACGATTTCTTACAGATTCATCCATACCATCTCCATCATCAGGTATTGCTATATAATCTGAACGTAAAATAACCTTAATATTCTTACCATTACTATCCAAAGAATTGTCTATAACTTCTTTTATAGCATCTAAATAACTAAAATTTTGAGGTAAGTAATCAAGAATACCTGGAAGGTTAATACTTGCTATATTGTCGTGTTGAGAACTCATATTTTAAAGGTTAATAATATATTCTAAAATATATATTTATTTTTTAAAAATCAATTAGATTTTTAAAAAATTAAACTCTTAAGATAACCCATAAAAGGGCTTCCGTCAACCCTCAAAAAGAGAAGTCAACGGAAGCCCCGAAAAAAATTAAACTTATTTACCTATCACCCCACCATTTAAACATACTTGACATACTCCTTAAATAATGTCTTTGTTTTACCTTTATCAGACAAGTCTCTTACCCAGATATAGCTCTTACCGTTCCTGTGAGTATATTCATTCATAATCTCAACGATTTTCTCCTTACCTTTATACTCAATTTTTACCGGACCCGAGGCACCGGATGTGCTTTGCACGGAGCTTTCAGCGATTACCGGCGGTTCTTTATCTGAAACCTTATCTACAAACATTCTTTCATACTCATCTTTCCCTTTAATTGATAATTCTTGTTCTATAAGGTCAACTAAATGGCAAACTTTTTTAGTGTCAAATTTCTTTCTAAATTCATTTGT